CATATGTTTTATCAGTAGTTAACTTGTAGTCAAGACCTTTAGGTTTTGGCATTATTTTTTCGCCTAGTTTAATTAGTTCCATGCTGTTTGTTTTTAATTGTTTCAATAATGTTGTCTACTTCTTTCTGATTATGAACTAAGTAGATGTCTGGCGGGTCTTTTTCGTCCTTTAAGGTGTATTTAAACATCTTAAAACGTAAAGGAAATGCGTCGTTTGCAAAGCCTTTACATTCAATTATGTAATTATCTCCTACAAAATCTGGTGTATATACCATTGCTCTTACTTTTTCCAGTTTGTATATGAACTTTGGCAATATTTCAAAGTGTTTTGGTTCATACTCTGCTGTTATTCCAGCTTTCTTAAGCGCTTTATACGTATACAATTCTAGTTTGGACCTAAATTTGATACCATCTTCTTCAACCTTTGTGGCGTTTCTGATTTTATTTGCTTTTGCTTTCATATTGTAAGGTTTTTTGTAGCCATTCTTTTGTCTTTTCGTAGCCACTTGCTACTATACAGTCACTTACATCTTTACCATGTAGCATCTTGTGCATAAACATGGCGCTGAGGCCTGTTTTAAGGCTCTCTAAGCGACTATATTTCATTCCTGGACCGTCTCTATCAAAAAGGATTAAGATGCGCTTAAAACGCAAGGAAATGGCCTCTAGGACGGTGTCTGGTATGAATGATGATTCTGAGGATGGGGATATTGCAGGGATACCCATTTCGTGCAAACACATGATGTCCTTTAATGACTTTGTGATTATGAGTAGGTCCCCTGATTTAGGTAATTGTGAGTAACCTTGTATGTTGTTATTTGTAGTATTACTACGCCATTTAGTATATTTATTACTTAATGGTCGATAGATTTTAAATTTGTCATCTATCTTATAAGCGAACATTGGTTCTTCTGGTTTGTATATACCTTTTACAATACCATTACATAGGTAGTAACGTATGCTGAATACGTTGTATTTACGTAAAGTTGATTGTGTTATATTGAATTGTCCCCAATATGTCAAATCACCTTTAGTAAAGTCTTGTCGTACTATACCAATCTCTGTTTCACCAGTAGGTTGGTATATTTTTGTTTGGTCTAGTTTAGTAGTACTTGTTATGTTTAGCCTATCTACTATATCTGACAGGATGTCTGAGAAATCTGTTAATCCTGTAAATAGTGATACAAAATGTATTGCATCACCACAAGCACCAGTCCCATGATCTTTGAATAAAAGTTTTCCTTTACTTTTAGACCAGAATATACCAAAAGATGGTGTTTTATCTTTTCGTAATGGGCTTTTATAGATTGCACCTACCTTAAACGTACCTATGTAACTTTCGTAAATTGCATATTCGGTAGTTTTAGATAGAATGTAGTCTAGTGTTAGTGCTTTCTTTTTTGCTTTTTTAGCTTCATACATACGCTTAATTATTTCTATGTAAATTGGTATGGCATAGTTGTATATTGTATGATTTGCCCCTCCAAGTGGAATCGAACCACTATTTTAAAACGCTTCATATCCTTTTTCAATTATGGATACTGTTTTACGACTTAGCCGTTAGCCGATAGAGGGAATAAAAGGTGCCCTTTCGAGCACCTGTTCCTAGATAACTACTAGGTTAGTTTGGTTGTCTTTACTTAGAAAGGTAAACCACCTGTTGTTGCTTGCGCAGTATAAGGCGTTTGAGGAATCCAAGAGTCTGATGCCACAGTACTTTGTGGTATAGCTAACGGATCTACCGGTGTTTTTACTTCTGTATCGGCTTTTACTTTTGTCATGCGGTCAATGCCTAGGATTTCCATCTTAGATACTTCTACTGACATAAGTTCAATCCATGTAAATTTGATATAACTTGGTAATGTTAAATAACCAGAGTCATTGTATACAAATTTCACACGAAGTAATACATCGTCTTTCCCTGTTAGCATTGTTACAACCCATTTTGCAAGTTCGTCAAATGTATTGCAATCTTGGTTAATCTCTTCATCTGTGTAGAAACACTTTAGGATTTTAATTAGACGTGCATATTGATTGTCTTGCTTAATTTGTAATGCTGCTGGTTCTATTGGAACGCCATAGGATAATTTACGTGGTTCATATTCTGTACTACGTACAATTGTACCATTTACATCAAATGAGAATTCGATGAATTTGTTACCATTCTTAGATATGTCTGACTTTACGCCTACTAGACGTACATTGTCATAAATACCTGCTCCTATTGCGTTGTTATTTGATTCGAAATCCTTTGCAAGTGTTTCGATTTCTTTTGCTTTATTGCTACTATACATTATTTTTCTGTGTTTTCGGGTAAATAAATCTTTTTCCAATCTACTATGACATTGTTATCTTTGTCGCTTTCTGCGATTATGATAGTATTGCCACGTAGATGCTTAGCTCGTGCTTCACAAATGGAATCTCCTCCTCCGTCAAAGTTGACTTTGGTTTGGTTGGCTCTGCGATAAACGAAACCGATTGCGTCAGCTTTTGCTGATACAATTCTTGCAATTTTACCTGTTAGGTCCATTGCTAGTTCTTTTATTTCAACGCCGTCTCTTTCTATCATGGCATCTTTGCAGTGACATATTAGAATTAGATGTGGAGATAGTTCTAGGAACATTTTCCATAGTTTTTCAAATGCTTCTCTTAAGTAAAGGTATCCTGCTCCTTGTGGGAGTTTTAAAATATCTTCATTATATATACTACCATCTTTGGCTTTCGCCATAGGTGTTCGCTGATATAATGTAAGAGCATATGAACGTGCTATGTCCTCTAGTACTGTAGCACTGTCGATAGTGATATAGTCGTAAGGTTGTTTGCCTAGTTCTTTAGTTTTATTCATGATCGCTTGTGCAATTTCACCTAGATCTGCTACTGTACGTGCTTGTACGGATAACGAATCCATGTATTGTGAACCTCCCTCTAAGTCAATGACTAAGTTGTTTGGGATTGCATTTACAATCGTGGTCTTACCTGATTTTGGTTTTCCAAAAAGTATGAGGAATCTCGGATTCTCTACTTTTGCTTGTATTTTCTCTGTTGGGAGTATTAACATGTTTATGATGTTTTATACACTTGTCGGAGAATGTTGGGAAATGTTGGTGAGATATGTAATGTTATGCTACGTTGAAGTTATAGATGTTATTGATTACAATATTGATCATCTTCTGTTTCTGCTCAGGTAGCGTGAGTAGATACGTATTTGCGTCGTTACGACGTATAATCTCATATCCAATTTGAATGAATGTAGGATATACTTTTACAGGGGTATTCCCTATTAGGTAGTCGTAACCTTGCTCGCTATAAGCACCTTTAGCTTTAGTATAGGCGTCTAGTAGAGCAAATGCTTCTTCAAAACGTGAACGCTTTGGAGTTGTTGCGTAGTAATCTTGGTCTGCAAGATACTGTTGCAATTGAATACGACGTGTGTAGTTATCAAATTTGCTAACTTGTTTTGGTACGTATTTAAATTCGTACTCTACACGTGGTGTTGGGTTTAGTACCTCACGGTATGCCTTTAAGTAAGCCTGTTGAATTCGATCTCGTAAGATGTCTTCAGGTTTGTATGTTGAATATACTGTGTTGTTTTTTGCGGTACCTTTTATTGTGGTTATAAATGTCTTCATTTTGTTCAGCCTTTAATTTGTTCTGTTGTTTGCACTTCTACTGGCCGTTGTTCTGGCTCTAGGAAATCTCCATAAGCTAAGCCATTATTAAATTCTAATATACCTACGTTGCCTCCATCTCTGTTTTTGATGACATGCATGTAGATTTTATCTCGTACTGGTAAGTGCTTTGGGCCATAAGATTGAATATTATTCAACTCTGGTCTCATAATGACAGCTATGTAGTCAGATGCCTGATACATGGCGTCCGATGCTGACAAATCGCTTCGCATCGGGTAGTGTGCTGTTGGATTATTTATCCTCTCAGGTTGCTCAATGTTTCGGTTAAGCTGTGCTATTTGTATAATACTCGTCATCGGGTATTTCTTTATACGGATTAGCATCTTTTCTAGCTCAACTAGTGTTTTCCTTTCATCGAAACCTTCTACTAGCAATGTGTGATCTAAGGTTATTATAAACCATCTATCTCTTACTATATCTTTGTAGAACTTTTTAATAGTTTCTTCTATTTGGGTTACCGTACCTGGTGTGTCTACATAGTAGATTGGGTAATTTTTAATTTCTTTGGTAACTTCTTTTACTTTTTCAAACGATGAGTCGTCTAATTTTGTTTCTGCACTATAAAGTTCAGATGTCGTTTGGCGTAATTTATTAGATATCTTACGTCCTATCTGTCGATAGCTCATCATTTCAAAGCTGAATGAAAGGATTACAATTTCCTGATTTGGATTCAAATCAACTAGATCTGTTTCTAGGGTATTTGCGAAAGCGGATTTACCGCTACCAGAACCTCCTGCTATTGTTGTAATAACATTTGGTTCTATGCCACCCATACACATTCGGTTGAACTTAGTCCATCTAGTCTTTAAAGATTTTGATGTACCATTTCTGCGAGCGTTGATGTAAGCTATGCTTTCATCTGCTACTTTAGATATATGTCTAAAGCCTAGTTCACATGAGTTCTGTTCCATATGCTTGTATGTTTGGTTGTGATTCAGATTTAATCTGTTCTTCGTATATTTCCCATTCGCGGTTTACTAGCCATTTCCACATGGTCTTCATGTAACCTAATTTACCTTGCATAAGCTTTTGGCTGGTTTCATGAGATAGACATTCTAATAAGTGTTCATGCATTGTGTTAGATTTTCCTACAATATGATTATATTCTTTCTTACACTTTTGCTTGTTAGCTCTTAGAAAGCCTTTGGTTCCATCTGGTCTTGTAACGTATACTGGATATAAATCATAGAATTGTGCGAACCTATCCTTCTTCTCTATGATTATGTCTAGCAACTTTTGTGTTGCTTCGTATGCGATACTTTTCTTGTTGGTTTTCTTTGCGATTAGATCTTTATCTATTAAGTCTTGTATTTCTGTGTCATCTACTTGGCTGAGTAGTAACATGACGTCTTGATGATTATTTTGATTTTCGTTTAATACAAGGGTGATAAAGATGATCTGGTTGTTTGATGGTTTGAACTCTTTCAATTGCTTGTAGAGTTCTGTATCAAGTTCTAGTATCATATTGTTTTAATATAACACAATTGAATATGAATACGTTTGGGAATGTTTTAGAATAAGTTCAATTGTCTTCGTTCTAATTGTTCGATTATTTTCTTAGCCTTTACTATGTAGTATCTGTAGTTTATTGTTGACATATCTATTGGAATAGTTAAGTCATTACAAATTGTTACTCCAGATGATTCTAGTAGGCTTACGAGTTTTTTTGGGGTTTCAATGTCAGCTCTATATAAATATGGGCCATACTTTGATGCAAAGAATCTGTTGATTCGCTGCTGTTGAATTCCATTATGTATTACTATAAATGTTCTATTTACTTTGGTAGACATAAGGAATTTCTTAATATCTTTACAGTTTAAGATTGTGTCTTCTACTGGGATATTGTGTAATATGTAATTTTCTAGTGCCAATGATATTATCTTTGGTGCAAGTCCTTTACCTAGTACGGTTTTGGTAATAAAGATCCCTTTCTTCTTTACCTTGTTATCTATTGTTATAGCAAGGTAATCGTTTATTGCCATTTGATACATAGCTTTGAAATAGTCATGTTCTAGTTCTAATTTGCTTAAGATTTCCCATTCTTTGCATACTTTTAAGTATTTATCGTGTTTGGATTTCTTTACTATCAGGAACAATCCATCAGTGTTTGCTTGGATTATTCTACAACCTATAGCGGTTAATTTTTCTGCTAGCATTAATAGTAGTAATTGACCATTCATACGTATCTGGAATACAGCTTGGGGGCTATATACCCAACTGAATTTGTTTTGCAGATTACCTGTTAGTCCGTTAAGGGCTAATTTCTTAGAGGTATTATCTGGTTCTATTTTGTGTGCTTTTGCATACAAACGTTCTTTGTAAATTTCTGCATATACTTCCTTGAACTCTACACCTAAATGTGGAGGATAGAAGTTATGTTGTATTAGTAAACT